AACCAGATTTATTTGAAGTTCTTAATCCTTTTCCACATTCAGAACATTTTTTTAATTGTATTGCTTTTCTTCCCATTATGCAAACCCAAACACAAAATCATTTTTATTTAATTCAAAAATCATACGCATCATTACAGAATCACCAACATCTGTTGATCTACCTATATTTTCTTTAATTTCTTCTTTTGATATTACTTGTAAAGGCGCATCACGATCAGGATCCTTTTGTTTTATTTGTTCTAAGTCTTGAATTAATAACTCCTTTGTTTCCACTGGAATATCTCTATAAATTCCTATTTGTCCAGCATTAACCATATTTGCTAAAAGAAACCAACACTGAGCTTTTAGATTCTTATAATTATGTAAGACTTTATCTTCATCATTTTCTTTCTTTTTTGTAATTGGTCTTGCATTATTAACAAATCCTATTAACAAATCCTTTAACTCCAGGCATATCATTAACTAATCCAAATCCAACACCATCTTCATCAATTGCACATTTAGATCTCGGAATATTATGAGCAATTAAGATTTTATCTAATTCCTCACTTGAAATATTATCCATATTAATTATTTTGATTATAAAAAACCCATCCCAAATTGTTATGATTGTTCTGTCACGTCCCCTTCCTGCAACATCTACTGTACAATATCTTTGACCTCTCTCTGCACTATTTGTGAATAAATCAATAATTGCATCATATTCAAATAATCTTGTAGGATCATCATCATATTCAAAATTACCATAAAGAAGTCTTTCTCTGGTTATTTTATCTGCCTTTCTTAATTGATTTATATATGATTCTTGTTGATATGGGTTATCTGTAACTAATGATTTAATAAAAATTCTATGTTCTGGTAATTTTTTATCTCTCCAAGGAAGATAATATCTTCTATATACATGGTCTTTTGAAGGGTTAAAAGTTTCTAAGATTTTTGGAATTAAATTATATTCTTTATTTTTTCCACGTCCAATTCTTGTTTTTATTATCTCTAAGGCTTTATCTTGATTCTCATTTGATTCATCTACAAATGCCCCAGTTAATTCTAATCCTCCAAATCTTGTGTACAAAGGATCACTTGGTTGATTTGACATATCCATTAAAAAAATTAAACTACCATTTGTAAATTTTATAATATTTGTTTGTGAATTGAGTTGCAATATTTCCTTAGAATTTATTTTTAAATCATCCAATACCTTGAAAAAAGATATTAATGTTGTTTTTTTAAGATTTGTTAATTCTTTTCTTCCTATTAACCAAGCAGTTCCAGGATATTTCAATGCTTGCTCCAATATCCAAAAACAACCAAGATAAGACTTACCACCACCAGCTCCCCCACCAAAACCTATTTCTGTTGTTTTATCATCTGTTAAATAAAGATAAGCTAATGCTTGTTTAGCTGTTAATTCGAATGCCATTATTTTTCCTCAAATAATTTTTTAACATCTTCAGAAATATTTACATTAATCTTAAGTCCTTCTCCAGTAGAATATTCTAATTCTTGTTTTTCTACATAACCTCTTTCTTTCATTTTTGTCTTAGCATAAAATTTACACATATCTGCGCTTATTCTTTTATCTTCTGAGTTTAAGTGACTAACTATTTTACCTTCAACTTTGTCTTTAAATGTTTCTATTGCTGTTTCTATTGCTTTTTTGAATTTCTCTGATTTCTTAAACCAAGCATAATAAGTGGTTGCATGTATTCCGAATTTCTCACAAGTAATATAAACTCTTCCAGCATTTAACACAAATATCTCTATGAAACCTTTCATCTTCTTTGTCAAAACGTCCTTTTTTATAGGATTTGTAGTATTTTCCTTAGTCATTTGGTTCTTTTTATGATTTAAAATGTGTTATTTAAGCATTATTTAGGTATAGTTTAGCCTTTATGCGCTTTTTAGTCTTTTTTTTACCACTTTTCGAGTGTTTTTTGTTGTTTTTTTAGTTTGTAACCATCTTATTGTTGGTTCTCCTTTAAATCCAATTTCCCAAACAAACCAAGTAAAGCACATTGTTGAAGCCCAAGGTTTTCCTTTTTCATCTAAAGGGTTTCCATTCCTCATTGGATTAATTCTATTTCTAAAAACATAAATATGTTTTGGAGGATATTTGTCAAATAATTCCTTTCTTCCTATTCCTTCTAAAAGCTGTATTTTTGCAAACATAATCACATATTTATTTGAAAGTTGTAATGCTTTTAAAATAAATTCTTTTGCTAATTTAAATGGGGGGTTAGTTATTATGCAATCCCATTTATGCCCCATACTTTTCAAGTTTAAAAAATCAATTCCTCCACCACTATATCCTCTATCAATTAAATCAGTTGAAGAAATCTTTTTGTTTGGATAATATTCTTTTAAAACTTCTGAAATATGCCCCTTTCCACAAGCAGGTTCTAAAAATGAATTACAATTAGATAAATCAAACATATGTAATAATGATTCTGTTGCTTCTGGAGGTGTTGCATAATAGTCATTATCAATTCTTTCTCTTGTTGTGCTTGTTCCTGCAATGCTATGTCCTTTCATTTTTATCTATCTGCATTTTTTTCTATTGCTTTTTTAATTACTTTGTCTGAAAGTTCTATTCCACTTTTTCTTGCTCTTGCTAACCAATTTAAAAATAACATGAAATCGACTGAATTTTTTACTTTTTTTAGTTCTTTCCTTATTTTCTTTTTACTCGCTTCTAATAGGATCTTCTGAAAGCATGTCATCGATTTCTCTTTCAAATTCTTCTTCTTGTTCATCCATTTCATAATTTTAAACGCCCTCCTATTGCATCAGTGATTTCTTTTATATCTTTAGTAGTCTTTCTTAGATGTTCTTTTTCGTTTTTAAGATTTGTTGCATTCTTTTCATTTTCATCATCAGTTGCTTTTTCTTTATGTGAAATCATTTGTAATTTTTCAAGATTATCTTTAAGCTTTTGCATTTCTTCAGTCATTTCTGGAGCTTCTCCTTCAAACTTTTCAAGGTTTATTATGTTTCCTTCATAAATTTTCTTTTTTTCTTTAAGATCACCTAAGATTTTCTTTATTCCTTTTTCATGATATTCACCTTTAGTAGCCATTTCAAGATTTCCGTGCTCTGTTTCTTTCTTTTCAGTCATGCTATGTGTTAAGATTTTTCTTCTTTCATCAAAAATTGTTTTTTCAGTTTTTTCAGATTTTGCTTCCCACTCTTTTTTTTCTTCATTATATTCTAAATCTTTTCCATTCATTTTAGTTTTTGCTGTCATTTTTAACCTCCTTCTCACTCTTTAGTTGTTTAAGTGCTAATTCGTGACACTCTTTTAATGCTTTTTTGTAATGTTTTCCAAATTCTGTGATAACAAGACTTATTTCCCTTCCATTTTTTACTTTAACAAATAAACCTTCTTTAACCCATTGATCTATTATTATTGATAATCTTCCAGCAGTTAAACCAGATTCCTTACTAAGTTTTAATATATTCTTATCTTCTCTAATTGATAAAAATAAATTAATGTATCTTCGCGATTTTATGAATCTGTACATTGTATCACCATTTTTTTATTTATTTTTTTATTAGTTCTGGATTTTCATAAATGTTTCCTATTACTTCAACAGCTATCAAAGTATCTTCTTTAATTGATAAATCTTCTAAATCAAATACAAGTCCTTTAGGATATTCTTCATTAAAGCAATAAGCTCCTTGAATAAATTCAATTACATAATCTTTGCCTTCTTCAATACATTCTTCATATTCGTTATATCCTGCTTTAACAATATCCCCTTCATAAATTTCTTTTCCATTTTTATCTTTTAGTCCTGTAAATTGCATAATTTCTACATCTTGAAAGTCAATCTCACCAAAATTATCTAATTTTCCTTTTAATCTTTCTAAACTAATCTCAGGATATGTTTCTTTTATTTTTTTGTGTACAAAATCTATAGAAATTACTTTTGCTATTTTTCCATTTATTTTATCCCAAGCCCTAAACTTTATTTCTCTCATTTTCTTAACTCCTTTGATTTTTCTACAGCTTTGTAAAGTTGTTCCAAAGAACAATTCACATAATGCTTTTGATCCAAACCATAGGGTTCTTTTAATACAAAGGTTATATCTCCATCTTTTTTAACTTCAAAATCAAATCTAACTCCTTCAAAAATAATTGGAAACTTTTCTTTTTTCTTGAAATGTTTAACTTCACAAATTGTATCTTTATCATAAAAAGCTAATTGAAAACATTCTCCTTTAAATTCATAATATTCCTCTCGAGTTACTTCTTGCCACTCGTCCCAATTTATTTTCATATACAATACCTCAAGTTTATTTCTAATTCTTGTTCAAATATTTTAAATTCTTTTAATTCTTCTGTTTCAATTAATTCTAATTCAGAACCCCAAAAATGATGAGTAGTTCCATTAACCTTGTTACGAGATTGTTTTATTATTTTTCCAAAATCAACTGCATAAATATCTTCCTGTTTTGATATAATAATTCCACTTTTACCTATTAAGTGTTTATCTTCTATTATTTCTTCATAAATAATTTTTACCCTATCACCTACTTTAAATTTCATTTCAAACTTACCTGCCCTTTTTCATTTGTTTTGATATCTAATCTATCTAAAGCAATCTTTAAAGAATAAAAGTCTATCCCTAATTTTTTACTTATATGAATTTTATAAATTGGTTCTTTATTTTTTAAGAAATTTTTTATTTTGTCTAAAGTTGCAATATTTATACTTTTTCTAACCATGAACTTATAAGATTATAGTTATTTATAAATGTATAGTTTTAACTAATATGTTTAAATTCTCCTTTATGAATTTCTTTATGACATTCTTTACATATAATCACACAATTCTCCTCGTTATACTTGCCCCCAGCATGACCAGGGATTTTTCGATGCACAACTACTCCTGGTTTTTCACAATAACTTCTTTCACAAATTCCGCCTGATCTATCTATTAATTTTTTTCTTAATTCGATTGTACATTTGTTAGTTCCTTGCATTGAAGGTATTTTTAATTTGTATCCTTGTTGGGTTAATCTGTCTGTTATTTTTTTTAAGTGCTTGCACGGATAACTATATGTCTTTTTATAAGCATTTTCTCCAAAGGATTTAAGACGTCTATTTGAAAAATTCCAACACATACATTTCATTTTTAGAATTAGTTTATTTTCATCATCTACCCAAACATAACAATCATAATTTTCTTTTTTGCCTATTGCTTCCCAAGTTATTTTTCTTATTTCCATTTTAATTCTTATACGAATTAATGTCTATTCCAACACTATTTCTATTTAATTCCTCTGCAATATCAATAACAGTTCCATTTCCAACAAAAGGATCACAAACATTATCTCCTTCATTTGTATATGTCTTAATTAACATTTCAACTAATTCTCTTGGTAATTGATTGATTCCATTATTCTTTTTATCCTTTGAAACATTCTTACATAAGTTAAATTCAAAAGTTGAATAATGGTTTGGAGCAAATCCATTCTTTATTCTTTCTTTAATTCTTCTGTCTGTTGGATTTTTATATTCCTGTTTTTCTGGATTGAAAGTATATTTTTTTGATTTACTAAAAATAATTATTGTTCTAAAACTTCTTGTGTATTTCTTATTTGATTGACCAACATTAGTAGGATAATGCCAAATCAGTTCTTGAACAAAGTTATAACCTTTTCTAATTAAATCTGTATAAAGAATGTTATTATTATCTGGATAATTAATTATTGCCAAAACCCCATTATCATTTAATTTGCTTATACATAATTCTGCCCATGCTAAACACCATTCATTGTAATTAATTCTCTTATCATTAACTTTATCTGAATATTTCCAACCAATATTGTATGGGGGATCTGTTAAAATTAAATCAAATCCTTTATCAATTTCCATTAATACTTTAATGCAATCTCCTTGAATAAATTTTTTTGAAATCATTTTAAATATTAAGTGTATTTTGTTTATCTTTGAAAGCACAATTGAATATATGAAGTCCAAATTTATAATGAACACAATTCCTTAATAAAACTCTTCTATTTTTTATTTTATATTTAGATAAATCAAACCCATGATAATTTTGTAAATCTAAATAATCATCTTTTGATGGTCTCCTTGTAGAACTCCGGGCATTTGCTATATTAAATTTCCTATCTGATTTATATCCTGTAATTATAAAATTGCTCCAAAAATAATGTCTATCAATCAATTGTGGTTCAATTAAAGGTTTATAATAACTAATTACATTCTCCACAACCCACTTTCCTTTAAACCATTGCTTTAAAAAAATAATTTCTTCATATAATTTCATGTCTGGATATCTTATAACTCCTTGTGCGTGTAAAAATGTATTTGTCCTGGAATGAGTTGGACAAGGAGGGGAACTCCAAATAAAATCAAACTCTTCAAAATGTTCTAATAAATATTCGTGTGCATCTGCAACTATAACTTCATCATTTGGAAAAAAGTCTTGATATATTTTAGCAATCTCTGGATTATTTTCAATTGCAGTAACTTCATGATCCTCTCCCCAAAGCTTTCTATTTCCCCCAATTCCACAATAAAGATTCAAGATACGCATTTTTTTACAAATTTCTCCTTATTTTTTTTATTTCCATTTAATAATATTCTCCTGTTTCATCATATAAATCCTTTGGTGACTCTTCACTTTTAACTTTTGGTGACTTTAATTTTTCTATTAATTTTCCAGCTTCTTCTTTGCTTAAATTCTCTGGATTTCCACCAAGACTTATAATAAATGCTTTTTGTGGTTCTGTAGCTTTTCCAGGCATTGGTACTTGAGGGTAAATTCCATTCTTATCTGGAATTGAAATTTTTGATGTTTTTTCTTCTAAAAATTCTATTCTTCTTACAATATCTTTTAAAATTATTTCTATTAGTTTATTCATTTTCTCCTTTATCTAAACTATCACAAATTTCTTTAAAATTCTCTGGAAATTCTTCTGCATAACATGATAAACATCAAAAATAAAATTAGGTGTTTCTATTTCATATTCTGATTCTTCTTTTTTACATATACAGCATTTTTCTATTTTCATTTTTATTAATTGAAGTTCCTGTAAGGAATTTTATTTAATTGATATTAGGAGATTGAGCTTTGCTCAACTTGAGTTCGGACACACCCCGTTTAGTTGCACAAGTCATTTTAATAAAATTCCTCCATATTATTCTTTTTCTCATACCAAAAAATATGCTTTCTTACTGAATTAAAATGATGTTCTGGAGTGAACCACAAGATTAAAGAATATTCTCCGTCGGAATCTAAATAAAAACCATAGCTTTCAAGCATAAAATTATCAATATCCATGTTCTGAAATAAAGAATATTCCCCAATATGTTCTGTCTTATGATTTGCAACATAATCTTTATATTTTTTAACTTCTTCTATCGCTTGTTTGATTAATTTATCTTCATTAAATTCAAAAGGTGCATTTCCACAAACTGAAATATTTGTTTTTTCTGGAATAAATTTATCAAGATATTTTCTATCAAGAACAGGAACATAATTTGATTTAAGTTGATAATTCTTTACACCTTCAATATAAGTTTCTTGTTCGTCAATTTTTATCTTTCTTAAATCGTCCCATTTTCCATATTGGTCGTGATGTTTTGGTTTCATTTTATCTCCTTAAACTTTTCTATTTTTAATTCATAAGTTCCTTTAACTCTGTCTGGATATATTTCTATTCTTAATGCTTCGTCGTCTTTTAGGTCTTTTATTTTAGTCCAGATTTCCCATTTTAATACTTCTTTTGAACATGGTTTTAATTCTTTTTTCATAGTAATTTATCTCCAAATTCTTCTTTAATTACATCAACATCAACAACCCATTCTTCTTTTCCACAATTACAAATATTTAATTTACAATTTAAACATTTCTTATGAAATAATATTTCTTTAATACTTTTTTTAACATCTTCTCCATAATAATAACCATCTTTTAATTTATCATTTAATTTTCTTTCTGGGAATGTTACAAACTCTTTTCTCTTATCACTCAAAGTTGTTCTAATCTCTATATCTCCTTCAAATTCCAAATCTCCATTTTTATTAATCATTTTAAATCCTCCAAAATATCAATAACATCTAATACAGGAATAACTAACCAATCTTCTGGGTAATCTTTTGCTGATTTTGATTTCTTCCATAATTTATCTTTCAGTGTTTTTAATTTCATTTTTCTTTAATATTATTCTAATTTATAAGTTTATAAATGCTTTCCTTTTTGATATTCTTTAAATCTATAAAATCTATCAATTATTTCACAACATTTATGTGGAATATATCTTGTTTGTATTGAATGTTCTGATAAGAAATATGGATTGTCAATCATTTTTTCTAATTTATTATTAAATTGATCTCTTGTTTTTTTCTTAATTTTTTCCACAGAAATTCTTTGTTTTCTTTCTAATTTAAAATATAATTTATAAGTATATGACCAACCTTTATCATAATAATCTGCAATATTGCATAATTTACTTAAAACATTAAAAAATCCTTTCATTTGTACCTCGGTTTAATACTCATTTCATATAATCTTTGTGCAATAGTGTATTCTCTTGCATTATATTTTTTTAAATTTAATGCATCTAAGTTCCTAACATAGCCAGAATAAGCTTCCCAAGCCCATTGAGCAGTTTTAACAAAGGAATCGTCCCAACCACTTGCCTCTGCTTTTTTATATTTCTTCATAAATTCTTGCTCTAAATTTTTAACTGTTTTTGCTAAACTCATTCTTCATCTCTCATTTTTTTAATTTGTGTGTAAAACCCTTCAAGAAGTTTATACTTTGCTAAATATTTTGATTTATCAATCACTAATCTTGAATTATATTTTATAAAAATTTGATCTAATAATTCTATATCATATTTAACATTGAATTGTTTGGCTATTTTTTCTAATAAACTAAATATTTTATTATTATCTATTGCAACATTTATATTTAAATGAAGATTTTCATCAGTTAAATAATAATTTAAATCTCTTTTAGTCATTTGTAAGAAGGATAAAATTTAGGTATAATTGAATCTATTTGCCCATTATCTTTTGTTTGTAATTCTACTAACCAGAAACCTTTATGTGCTGCTAAACCTTTTCCTTTCATAAATTTAGTTTGCCCACAAAGTGTTCCAGTTTGGAAAATATTTACATTTCTATAAAATAAATATTCTGCTTTATGGAAATGCCCAATTGCTAAAATATTTGGTTTCTTTCCAGATTCTAATGCTTCAACTATCTTCTGTGGTTTATAACTTATAGCATATGCACTACCTCCATCTGGATGTAAAAGTCTAAGTAAAGTATTATTCAAATAAATATCTCCTTCTGCATTACCTAAAAAATAAGCTTCTAATCCTTTTTCTTTTAACTTGGTTTCAAGTACTGGCCCTGCTTCTATTCCAGCTCCCCTAACAAAAGTATTATAAGAATGATTTCCAGTAATAAAATGGATTGGAACTTCTAATTGTGATAATTCTTCAACAGCCATAGCCATTTGTCTATCAAATCCAATTGCATTTTGTTCAAAGATTGAACTTGGCCTATTTTGATACCATCCATCAAAGATATCCCCTGTATGTGCTACAAAATCAACTTTTTCTTTTTTAGAAACTTTATTTAAGTGTTTCATTAATTGTTTATCATATTGAATATGACCAATGTGAGTATCTCCAAAAAGAATAAATTTATGTGAATTACCACCAATAGTATAAGCTGTTGTATTTGCTTGCCCTTGTTTTTCTAATGCTTTTGCTAATCCCACAATATCGTCGATATTATAACCTTTCTTTTTTAAATATTTCATTTCATCACTATCTTGATAAATAATTTCTTGTTTCGATTCTTGTATTTTTTTATGATTTCTTCGAGTAATTCCATAACGTGAAAGTGTTACTCTTATTGTTCCATATGTTACTCCATAATGTTCTGCTATTTTTTTATAAGGTAAATTTTTAGTAATATATAATTCTATTAATTCCTCTTTATTGTATTTTTTTTTAGTCATCTTCTTTATTAAGTATTTACTATTTATAGTTTTTCCCATTTTATAATTTTAATTGTATAAGGTTTAGTTTCGTTAGGTTTCCAAGTCTTTTTTTCTGATTTTACTCTATTTAAATATTTTCTTCTCATTTTTGATTATCCCCTAAGGGAGAGGGCATTGTGTAAAGGTAATTTGGTAACAACCTCGTCACCAATGTAATCCCTCTTTGTGACTATAAATGTCAACAGGAAGGTTTCGTGTAAAAGTTACCAGTTTTTACATCTATCATTTATCCAAAGGACAATGATTTTTGAATATTTCCCTTCCACTCTGACAGGTTATTCTTTGAGCTGTTGACTTTGTGGGCATCGTAAAGAGGGTTGAAAAAGACCCTTGTCGCAGATGGATCCACAGAGGCGACTATGAAGGAAGTGTTGAAAAAAAGTTTAAAGAGATCAAACTTCGTCCTGAGATGGAATCAACACTCCCAATGGCGATACCTGGAATCGAACCAAGGGCCACCGGCTTATGAGGCCGGCAAACTAACCACTATTCTATATCGCCGTACAACTTATTTTTCTTCCTCTGAACAAGTTGCATTATTTGTTGCTAACTTCAAAGCTCTTACAATTGCTCTTGTTTCTGCCATTCTTATGAAATGTGGTTTTATTAAAGTATTTGTAATCCCTTCTGCATCTCCAGTTCCTGTAAATCTTTGACATCTATCTGAATCCTTTTCATCCTTTATAGTAACTTCTGCTTCAAATAAAGCTCTTTTTTTATCAAAATCTATCATTACATTTTTGTCACCATCTCTAACAATTGCTGTTTCTATTTCAAGTCTCTTTCCAAATCTCTTATGTGCCTCACTTAATAAAGTCTCAAAAGTAACCATTTCATCTGTAAAGTTTTTCTTTTTGTTTGGATCATCACTTTGCATTTGAATAAAACTTACTTTCTTAGATTCATTAATTTTAATTTCTGCAACACCTAACTTAGCGTGTGGAATTACATAATCTTCCATTATAAGAGTTTTCTCTACATCATCTTGTTTCAAAGTTATTTTATCTTCTTCTATTAATAATATTTTTACTAACATTTTCTTCATCCTTTCAATTCTCTAAATATTTTCTTTGATTGTCTATCCATGAATTGTTCTGGATTTAATGATTTAAAACGATTAACCCATTCCCAAAAATATCCACATTTCTTTTCAAATTTTATGTCTTTTTCAGGATATCTTCTTTTAAAAAATTCTTCTGTTAATTTTTCTGTATTCATTTTAATTTCTTCTATAAACTTGATTTAAATTATATTTATATTCCTCAAAAGATTCTCTATGTCTTTTTATTTCTGAAAGAATATCCTCTAATAAATTAACTAATCTATAAAATTCTTTAATTATTTTCATTCTAATTCAACCTCTTTATAATTTACTTTTACTCTATTTTTTTCTTTTGTTTTATAAGCTATTAAGAACTTTGAACAATAATTGTTTTTTAGATACCATTGTGCTTTTGCTTTTTCTTCTTTAGATAAGTAACCATCAACTTTACTTTCTATGAATTGAATTTGATATAAAGGAAATGATACACTTCCATCTGAAGGACTCCAACCAATTTCAATATCTTCACTAACATCTTTATAGGCAAAAAAGTCAGGAAATCCTGTTCCAATAGCCATAGGTATTCCTGCCCCTCTAAATTTATGTTTAGATGGAATTAATTTTCCTTCATGTTTTTTGCCTTCCGCTTCTCTTTCCAACATTTTTAAAGATCCTACTTTTAAAGGGTATTCTTTAGAAAATTCAACATTGTTTGGCCACTTAGAAACAATCCAACCTTTTTCTTCTAAATCTTTTCTAACTCTTCTTTCAAAGTCAGCTCCACTTGCTTTTGCTCGCTTGCCTCTTTTTATATTTTTTGGATTTTTCATTTTAATTGAACAATCCTCCCTGTTTCTAAATCTTTCTCCCAAATTTCAAAATCTCCACCAATCATAATATCTTTTTTACAATTCCATAGTTTCCTATATCTTTCTATTTCTTTCATTGAAATATCTTCTTTGAAAATTATTATTGTTTTTTTTATTTTATCCATTTAACGCTTCTCAATACCTCCATCTCTAAATATTAATTCAAATATTGCTCTGCAATCGTCCCAACTATCATTTGCTATTGCATCACTTATTTGTTTTGCTTGAGTTTTTGTTGCCCAGCAACTGAATACTACTTTGTCTTTTTTAGGATTCATTTATAATTGCCAGTTACCAGCATAAAATTTATTTTTAGTGAATTATCCAAAATCTGAACTACTGCAAATTCTTCAATACCTAATTTTCCTTTAAATTGTTTTGAATAACATTTCATTAATTCTTTTTTTGTAAGTTTTTTAGGATTTGTCATTGTTTTCCCTCATTATTGCTTCATATTCTGCAGTAGTCATAAGATTATCACTATAAACACCATAATCATAAGCAGTATTTTCATTTTCTTCTTTTTCTTTTTCTTCAGTTAATTCTAAAACTGCAAAAATTAATAAAAAAAGAATAATCACTATAAGAAGTATTTTAAGCCAAAGTTTCATTGTTCTTTTCCCTCATTTAATACATCCGTTCCAGCTTGGATTGTTTCTTGTGCAAGTTCTCTGATTCTTTCTTCTTTAAGTTCATAATCTATTTCTCTTGCTTGTTCTTCGTTTATGTCTTCAATGTTCATTTGTTTTCTCCTGATAATTTGTCAATTCTTTCAAATAAATCTTTTCTCAAATGATTATTTACTCTAACAAAAACACTATCTTCAAATTCTTTTTTCAATTCCTTAATAAATTCTTTGTCTTGTTGTTCAACTAAATCTAAAAGATCATAAATATGTAATCCAACACAATCTTTTCTTAATCTTTTTCTTTTATCTTTTAAATTTTCTTTATCGTAAGTCATTTTTGATATTTTTTCAATTTAATTATTTCATCACAAGGGATAAAAACCTTATAATCTTCATCAAAAAAACAATTTTCTGGATTTATTCCCACTTCTTTAAGTATTTTCAAAGCTTTTTCTGTTTGATGGGCTTTTTCCCATCCAATATATTTCATTACATCTTGTAAATCTATTTCTTTATAAATTTCCCAATCAGTTGCTTCAAAATCTTCCATTTTAAAATTGAAATCAATTTCAGTTTTTCCACTTTCTGAAATTACACAAAATTCGTATATTTTTCCTTTAATAACAAAGTAATCAGGATTATTCCAAGTTTTTCTCCTAATTTTTTTTCCTTTTTTTAATAAATACATTGCTTGATTGAATTTCATTTGATTTCTCCATAAATATTTAATCCTTCAATATCATCAACTTTTATTATTTTGCTCCATCTTTGGTTTTTAATAACAAAGTAATCTACTAATCTTTTATGGTCTTCAATTTTAATTTCTATTTCTTTAACTTTTCCGATTATTCCTGAATAAGTTTGTCTGTTAAGTAAAACTATATCTATTCTTTTTCCTTTATTAAATCTTAATCTTTTTGAATTACTCATTTTAAATTACCCATAATCCCTTTAAACAATCTTAATGTTTTCTCAATCTCTGGAATTAAATCTTTAACTCTTGTGAAAGCCAAATAACAATTCCTTGAACAAAAATCTCTTCCTTTTGAATATCCTGCTTTTCTTGCTTTTGTAGCCCCATCCACTCTATTAAATTCTTTCTTACAAAAAAGACATTTATTTTTACTCATATTGATCTCCTTAGAACTTTCCAAACCATTACTCTTTTATTTGAAACTGAACAATGTCTTTTTTTGTTAAATCCTAATGCTTTAAATTCATTAACTAATTCAAATCTTCTTGGTCTTACAACATTTGTATCAACTCCTAAAAATTGAGCAACTTCTGCATCTGAGGCATCTTTTGTTGTTTGACATAATTCTGTAAAACCATTAAAAACAAATAATTGTCTTTCACCTAATTTTGCTCTTAGCTCCTTATATGATTCAATACTTGTTGGTCTAATATTATGTTTTTTATGTTTTCCCATTTGATCTCTTAATATTACTATAATTTATAAGTTTATAAATGCTTCTATTTTGGATTTAATTAACGCATCCATTTGTTTTCGCTTGTTTTTCCAGATTTTGATTTTATCGTCCTCAACATTTTTGGATTTAAAGGAATATTTATTTTTTTTATTTCTAAACCTTTTTTATTAATTATTTTTGTTTTTATTATTTTTCCTTTTCCAACAGAATTTGCAATAAAATTATCATTTGGATAATAGGTATTTCTAAACTTATTATAAAATTTAAAACTTTCAATTATTTCTTTTGCAGTTACTATTCTATTTTTCATAAATTATCCTATTTTCTTTTATTTCTCTGTTTAATCTTATATTGGCTCTCTTAAATGATTCAGGTCTTTTTCTCCCTTGTTCTAAAAAAAACATTGTTGAATCTTTCATTAATCCTAAATACAAATCTAAAGCCTCTCTTATTACTTTACTTTTATCCTTTATTGTTTCTAATCTTTTTAAGAAAATCCATTGTTTGTCTGTTGGTCTAAAAGCCATTGGTTTATTTTGTAATACTTGTTTTTTCCAAGTAGAACAATTAGTTTTATGTTTTTCTTTAAAATTTAAAATTTCCTCTTTTCTTTGCATTTTATATTATTTTATATATAATTTTTTTTATATTTATGATTAGTATTGATATATTTATCAATTCAAATTTTTTTATAAAAATTAAAATCTTACATAAGATCCTCCAATATTGGTATTACTTCTCTTCCAGAAACATCTGAAGTTGTCATTGACATTCCGAGCTAAATAAATGAAATCCCATAAAAGAATGTAGAAATTATCTATCAAATAAATCCTTTCAAGTTTCTTACCATTTAGTTTCATAAAATAACATGATTAATATGATTTATAAATGTTGTTATAATAAAAAGGGATAGTGGCCCGAAAGCAACTCCAAAGAGTAAATACGATTTATGAAACTAAATGTAAAATTATCTATCCCTTTCTTTAAATTAATAAGAAAAAAGAGCATATAAACTTATGGGTACGCCTCTTTTGAGAATAAAATTCTGTACCATAAAAATCAGTACAAAATCAATGTAAGTGCATTGTAAAATTATACACTACAAACAATACATTTAAAAGGAAGAATGTAGTTACTAACTTATGATAATATCAAAAGAAAAAAGACGGGCAAGAAATACTGGCTAACAGCGAAATTGTCCTACCCTTTTTTTTTTAAAAAAATTATTTCTTGTTTAATATAGGCAAATCTCTGATTCCACAAATTCCTAAAATTATTCCTGCTTGAACAGCTATTGCTTGAATCCCTACACCAAAATCAATTTGACCTTGAACCATTCCGCCAACCACTCCAATAATAGATCCAACACCTACTAATAAAGCACCTATTTTAACTTTTGAGATTTTTTTTTCTTTATTTTTTATTATTTCCATTTTAACCTCCTTACAAATTTGTACATTTAATTATATTTATAATATTGTTTATTATAGTTATAAATTCTCCTAAAATAAATATCCCTAAAGGAATAATTACTGCATATTTACCCCATGACTTAATTCCTTTTTCTTCGATAATTTTCTTAAAAAAGAATGCTAAATAAACAAAACCTAATAATAAACAAAAAGTTCCAATAAACCATAATGCCCATCCAATAAAACCAAAAGTATGCAAATAAGCAGCAATTGGATTAACTTCTATTAAAATTCCTTTAAATTTTATTGAAAATAAGATTGTTGTTAAAAAATCTAAAAACCATACTCCAAATAATAATAAAAAAGTCTTTGTTTTATTTATCATATTAAATTATATATTTATAAGTTTATAAATATTTACTTCTTTATTTTTTTCAAATCTTTTTTTAATTTAATTAAATATTCTTTTTTTGAATCTAAGTTTCCTAATGATTTTAATAATCTTAAATTTTCTTTTAAATCCATAAGTTCCTTCTTTTTTTCTTTAGACATTTCTTCAACATCTTTAATTAATTTTTCAGTATTTTCTATTGCAATATTTTTGGCTTTTATTTTTTTTATCATGTATCTAATTCATGCTTAACACTAACAATTCCTTTAATTAAATCAGGATCTGATTCATCTGTAAAAATACTTAATCTCCAAGATCCTGCAGCATCTGGATAAGTTCCACCATCCGAAATATCTATATTTGTATTAAGAGTTGATCCTCCAGGGAAAGTATCACTTCCTGTATCTTTTAAGTCCCAATTAGTTGTGCCAGTATTCCAATAATGTAATTGCCAAGTTATCCCACCTGCATTTACACTTGCAGAATCATCAACAGCATCTTCAATTGCTATATCGTGATCATGTAAATCAGTATTCTGAATTAGAAGATCTAAACGAGCATCAACATCCATATTTCCTGCTGATTCACAAGTTCCTTCTAATTCAAGATAATCTGCTGCATCAACCATTATTCCCCCATAAAGTCCATTAAGAACCAAAATAGAAGCATTTTCAAAATCTGCTTGACCTATGTATAATTGATAAAAGATTCCAACACCATCTATATGTAATCCAACTCTAAATCTAAGATCTTCTGCCCCTCCTGAATCCCCTTCAACAACAACATTAAAAAATAAATCTTTATTTAAATAACTTGAATTTGAAACTGTTGCAAGAGTTGTCCAAGAATTATTACTTAAAGTTGTTGAAGTAGAACTCTCAAAATCAATATCTGTAAATTTGGTATATGGACTTTGTTCTGTAACAGAAACCCCACTACCTTGTCTATATGGATCAATATCATAATCTAAAGTAAAACTATTAACTCTAATATTTCCAACCTCATCTTTTATAAAATCTTCTGGCAAATTCATATAAAGTCTTAAAGGATTAGTATCATTTCCATTTACCATATCTTTAAATGTTAAGACATTTGTTGTTCCACTCATGCCCACTTGGCTTTGATTCATTGCCATCATTGAAGCTACCAATTGTGCATCTGATTGTTTTGCTATTCTATATTCTGGATTTGTTACTTCAACAGAAATTTTTTCTGATTGCGTATCTTGAACACGTTTTATTCTAACAATATCAATTTCAACACTTGAAGATTCTATTGTTGGGGAACTTAATTTCCCTCCTTGCCCAATTACAACTAAAGAATTTATATTTAAAAGATTAAAAGTATATGAAACATTTTGCGAAGATAATAAATCTAAAACTGATTGGGCTCTTTGATCTGCTTCTGTTACTGAAGAAACATTTTCATCATGAACTATTTTCAAAGGGACACCTGATCCCGCACTCCCAATTATTTTATTTTCCCCATCACCTTTTCCATAAACTATTACTTTATTTGTAGGTCTGTTAGTATTTTTTTGAATATTAGTTATTTCATTTCCTTCAATAAAATTAAAGTTATTTGTTCTTGGAGAAACTGGTGTTCTATCTTTTATATAAATTGTTTTTGTTGAACGATTAAGTTGAATATCTTTTCCAGTTGTTTGAATTAATCTTCCTATTGCATTCCAAATACTCATTTCTTGATTTGTTCTAAAACTTGCAACATTTACTTGTGTTGAACTTGCAATATTTGCAGACCAAGAAGTTGATGCATTAACTAAATCTTGAAAAATTGTATTATCATTTGTCGAAGTATAAATCTTTCTATCACTTCCAACATCAGTAGGACATTTTTCATCAAGCATTTCTATTTCTATTCCCTTTCCTAAAATAATAAATCCTCCTGTTTCATTATAAATAAAAGATTCAATGCTTCCAATAAAATCTAAACTACCATTTCTATAAATTGATATTTCATCCCCTTCACTAAAAGAACTTTTCCTTGCATTAGTTTGTCCATCTAAGATAATTTCAAATTTTCCATGCCCATTTAATTCTTCTTCATAACTTATCTTTTTATATTGTAAAACAGAATTATCATTGTTATTTTTTGCAGTGATCATTTTAATCGCTTGAATAAGCACTCCCCCAAGTTATTGTTAAATCGGTACTTATATCAACATTTGCACTTGAAGGATCTCTACGTGGATCTATTGTACTTATTGCTTCACCTGGTTGTAATCTTAAAAATAAAGGGTTTGAAGAATTTGCCCAACCTAAAAATGCTATTGCTCCTGAATCGTATGTTGCTTCATAATACCAACTCATATAAAAACCACCACCTATATTAATCATTTTTATTAAAGATATTGTTATATGACCACTTTCCGAAGCTGTGAAATCAAAACCATTTCCTTGACTATCTACTACTTTATACTCTTCTCCATTAATAAGATTCTCAATCTTTATTTCTATTAATGGGCTTGGCATATTTCCATCATTTTCTAAAGCACTTACTGCATCTGTTTCATTTAAAGGATCTCCAAATAAAACATTAAAAGGAGATACAAAGTTTCCAACATAATCTATAAAATTTGTTTTCCCACCTGTATGTGTTCTTTCTAAACCAACTGGAAGAACTATCATAAATTTATCACTTGCAAAAAAGAATCTTTTTATTTTATTATCATGCATTTCTTTATATAATCCCCTATAATTTTCATTTTTAGAAGTTCCATCAAAATGACCTTTTATAATTATATCTCTTTTTGATTTTAATTCTGGATCTCCTAATGTATAATAATCCCAATATGTTGCACTGGAATTTGTTTCCATGTTTTTCTTTGATTTATCAGAATAAGTATTAGGATTGTGTGGGAAAGTAAAAACATTTCCAGTTGCATTATTTTCATGTTGTTCGATTTTCATTTTATAAATAAATTGTATTCCCTACCCCATCAGGAGTATTTTGTGTTTGTTCTTTTTGATTACTTTGTTTTCCAATACCAAAGAACCAATTAAGAATCCCTCCCGCAAAAGTACTTTTAGTTTCTTTTCCAGATAAAGTATCTGAGGTCCAACCAATAGCATTAAGTAACATTTGTATTGGACCTATGCCTTGAGTAAACCCTAACACACTTTGTTCAGGATCAAACCCTGTTTTAAATGCAATTTGTATGTCGTTCCAAACATCATCAAAAAACATCCCAATTTTATTTGCAGTATCTTGAGTTTGTTGTCCAGGTCCACTCATTACAGCAGTTATTTGTTGTTGAGCATTTTCTATTTTATTTTCAAATCGTTCGCTTTTTGACATATCTGTAAATAAATCTTGTCTAAATTTAATCATTTCTAATCTTTGATTAAATGCTGAGCTTATAGGTGTTTTTGATTCAGTTGAAAACATATCCCTAACTGCTGCTCCACTTATCAAAGCTAAAACGCCAGTAATTGAAGTTAAAATTCCCCCTATTGCACCAACACCTGGAATAGATAATCCCCCTCCAAGACCAGACATTTTTTTATTTGCTTCTTCTGCCTTTTTACCAACATTATCCATTTCAGAATTAACTCTACCTAAACCTCTTTCTATTTGAGAGGTATCAATACTTCCACTTATTTCTAAATTTCCAGCGTCTACCATTTTATTTCATATTTGCAAGTAATTCTCTTGCTTTAACTTCCCTTAATGTTTTTTCATTTACTGCATTTGATATATCCATAATGTCTTGAACATCTTTTAATGGAATTTTTTTTGCTCTTAAAGGATCTATTCCTTTTTCAAAACATTGATATTTCCACCACAAATGCATTTCATCCCTTAATAAATTAAAATTTCCTTCATTTGAAGATTGTATTTTCCAAATTAGTTTTTTTTTACATCAAAATTTGAAGAATCTATTTCTTTCATCTTTTTCAATATCTTATCACCAATTACTGGTTTTAATTTATTTATGAATTTCCATTTTTCTTCAACATCCATTGATTTCCATTCTTTATTTATTCCACAAAGGTCTTTTATTAATCGCTTTTCTTTAAAATCTTTATTCTTACAACCACATTCATTTAATTTTTTAGAATATTCTTTTTCACATTTTTTACATTCATAATAAACTAAGTTATTCCAAGGAATTTCTAACAAATTTTCTATTTTTAATTTATTTAAAATATTAAAATGTATTTTTGGTTTTCCATCAACAAACTCAAGATATTCACTTGTCCATTTCAAATCATCTTCAATAGTCATCGTTTTATATTTAAATTTATTATTTCCAAAAAATTCAATACCTTCTATTTCAAATTCATTAATTTCTTCATCATTAAATAAATCTTTAACACCCATTAGTAATCACTCCTTGCATCATTTGCAACAATGCCAGTTGAGATAATTGTACCTATCATATCTAAATTATTTATTCCAGACATATTTGTATTTGAAGAAGGTACTTCTTTTAAAACAATTGTATTAAATGTAAAAGTTATATCATCATTCGTTCCCCTAATTAATTCTAATTTATTTGTATTTGTGATTGCTGCTTCAGTATCCCATATATCTGAAAAAGTTTTATCTTTTTGATTAATATTAAATCTACAAGTATATCTTGAAACTTTTGGAATTGGTTCCCCTATTTCTTGATCTAAAGTTGAATTACAATATCTTGAATCATTTTCATCTATCCCATTATCAATATTTATTTCCCCTGAATTAACTTCAACTATTTCATTACTATTTATTGTTAATTTTGCCATTCTGAATTGAAAAGCATAATCAGTCGGTTCTGACAATGTTGTTACACTTGTTCCTATAGATATTGATTTTCCAACACATTCACATGTCGCTTCAACAAACCCTTCTCCTGGAGCACTTCCTGAATTATATTTTAAATTTACCCTTTTTATTATACAACCTGTCAAAGTAATCACTTCATTTGTTCCAGCCCTTTTAGCCCATTCTGCAGTAAATGAAGTCACTTCATTTGTTTCGGTAAAAGTATGAACTGTTGGTGCTGACCCTGTATTTGTAACAGTTCCATGTGCACAATATTTTAAAAATCTCCAATCTGTAACTTTGAATGTCAATGAAAAAGGATATGATTTTGTACCTTTCTCAAAAGAACTAACATTCCTACTTGTATCTCCAGCATTTAAAACTTCTTTCCAATCATGTGAAAATGTTTGATTAACAACAATTCCTTTTCCAGGAATAAAACCCTCAGCAGCCATAGTATTTGTTCCAATATCTGCATAACCTCCTTGTTCTTCTACAATTCCAAATTGTTCTCTAATTCCAAGCATAAATTCTGTCATGTTTTATTAAATAATCAAAAGTATATAAAATTAACTATAACCTTCTGAAATATCTACCCCCTTCATTTCTATATCAATAACTGTATGAAAACATTCCATCTCTTGATCAAAAGCCATGTCCTTCGGTGTCCCTAAAAGTGTATAATTATAAAGTGCTGGAAACATATCACTTACATTACTTCTTAAAGATTTTGTAATTTCATAAGATAAATATTCTGCTAATTTATCATTTGCATAAACAATTCCATCAATTGTAAATGTTTGATCTTCTTTAGTCCAAATGTCTAATTGAAAATGAACTGAACTTTCAACATTAGAATTATATTGTCCTAATCTTTCTCCTGATCCCCCAACAACTAAAACATTTATTCTTGGAAAAGAAGTTTTACTTAATGTTCTTAATGCTTTATCTGGATAAATCCAATTAGAAGTTCCTTGTTTGTAAGTTATATCAACATTATTTGTTCCACTTGCAGTTGCATTATAGAAAATTATTTTTTGATTTTGAAAGTCTATCCAATAATGTCCAAAACCTTGCTCTACCGAATTAACCATAACTGAATTTATACAACTAACATTTCCAATTGGAGTTAATTGAAATTCGGTACCTCCACCATCAAAGGTCTCTGTATTAATATCCTCTGCCCTATTTCTCGGATCAGTTAAATTTTTTCTTAAAAAATTTGTAATCAAATTCTTAGGAGAAATGAAGACCATCAGTTTTTTCCCTCCAATACAACCATGCTACTTATTGGTTTATCTGGCAATTCCATATTAATTTCATCTTCTGATGGTTCATCAATTGTTTTCATTAATGATTCTTTTAATTTTATAAAATAAATATTATTTTCTAAAGGATGTCCAATACTATCTTTAAATTTACATTTTTCCGCTTGTTCTATAAAATCTTCTATTACTTTTCTCATTTTTACCATCTTGGATTTAAAATGCCCTCTTGGACAATCAAATTAAGTTTCAATTCTATTTAAGGATATTTGCTAAAATTAGTAATTATAAACCAGACATATATTTTTTAACCCAAATATTTTTTACTTGAGAAAGTGAGGGACGAAAAAAAGGTTGTGCTTCTGTTCCAAACTTAGCAATCTTTTTAGCAATTGCAAAAGCTGCACTTTCATTTCCTAATTTAGACTTAGCCCAATCTTTAATATTCTCTGGACTTGTATAATGTGGCCTTGTTCCATATTCAACACTTGCAGCATAATTAACCCCAGCACCCAATTCATAATTAGAATATCCTGGAGAACTTGGATTTAAAATAATAGAATTTCTTAAAACACCATGAAAAACTGGACAACTTATCTTTGCTAATTCTTGCATCTTGATCATACTTTTGAAGAGTACGAGTTTAAGATTATCCATTACTTCTTCATTATTTGTTTTAGATTTAACTTTAAAATTAATCAAGATCTATTTTATTCAAAATCCCAGTCTTAAATATTTCGAATCCTTGAAAGTGTCTCTCAGAATTAATCTTTTCAATTCTCCAATGATTTAAATCTTGGTCAATAAGAATATCTCCCGTTTGCACTATTAATTCGCCATTGCCAGTTACAGCATCAGGATAAGTATCAAAGAAATAAGCTTTAATTTCTCCTTTAATAGTTGTTCCCATATCTTTGAAACCTCTTGTTTTAAGACTTGTAGATTGCATTTGAACAAAAATATTATAATATTCTTCATTATATCCTGGATCATGTTGTTGAGCAATTCCGCCCATTGTATCGGTGATCTCTTTTCCTGTTTGATCTGTTCCTAAACTCCTTCTTACAATTGTTGCACTTATTCCATGTTCAATAACTATGTTTTGAAAATCAGTCCTTAAAGTATCAAAAGCATTTGTATTTTGAGTTGGTTGTTGATAATATTTAATCACAACATTCATGTTATCCCATAATTTTTCTAAAAAAGTAACTTCAGTTCCAGAAGATTTATGTTCTGCAGTATATTCTAATTCCCTCATTAATGTTAAACCACTTGCAGTTACTTGAAATCCACCTGTTGTAGTTAATTGGTCATTAGCTAAAGTAATTACTCTGTTTTTATCTCCATCTGTTAAAGTCCCATCACTACCCAACAGATGCTCCACCTTCCACGTATAAGCAGTCAGGACGTAATATCTCACTCTAATTGCCATATTATCCCACAAAGCATTTAAGAACGTTATAACGCTTCCAGTCGCAGAATGAACAACTGTATAATCAATATCTTTTTCAATAACTAAATAATTGTTTCCAGGAACTGAAACTGAAATAACAAATCCATTATCCTTAGTTAAACTTGTATTTTGAAGAGTTAAAGTTCTATTTAAATCACCATCACTTCCAGTACAACTTGCTCCAGTATATTCCTCAATTGTCCAATCAAGAGCCATCAGATAAATAAATTACAATTATCATAAAGAAAAATTGCATCCCCATCTTTAGTTATATTTATTCCAGAAGTTGTTACATTTGCACTATTTATTAAAGTTAAATTTCCACCTGTTTGAATAACTATCAGTCCAGTTCCAGTAGTTACTTCTTCATTATCACAAGTTTGTGCATCTGTGATTATCCAATCTTGATTAAGTGTTGGAGTACATTGTGTATCAATTAAATAATATTTGTAAACATGCCCATTAACTGAAATCCCATCAAGAACCCATAAATAAGTTCCATCATTTGTTAAACCTCTTGGATTTGTCATTTCCCCAGAAGTATCAATTGAAGTACCAACATAAGTTCCATTTGTCCAATATCTATAAAGCAAATTATTTACTGGATTTCCCACTAATAAATAATCATCATAAATTGTAATCCCATAAGAATTATTTGATTGACCAGCAAGACTAAAACTATTTATGGGTGTTCCATCCATTTGATATTTATATGTTTTATTTCCTGCAAAATCAACAGTCCAAAGATATGTATTATTTGTTGTAATTCCACGAAGATCTGTATTTCCACATGCGTTTGTATCAAAACTATCTACATAAGTTCCATCCATTTGATATTTATAAACTTCATCACTACCTATATTACTAATCCAAATATATGTGTTGTTTGTTGTAATCCCATAATTTGTTGAACCATGCCCAGAAGTATCAAAATGACTTCCAGTATAAGTTCCATTTATCCAATACTTAAAAACTTCTGTATTATCTTTATCAACAACCCAAAAATAAGTTCCATTATTTGCAATCCCATAAGCTGTAGTTGTTTCAGCAGAATAATTCCAAGATACCCCAGTATAATCTCCTGGAGGATCAAACATTCTTGCATAAGTTGTAAAATCATTTGAATTAATCCTATATCTAACAATTAATTTACCAATATCTTTATTTGCATATTTATAAATTTTAGAATAATAATTTCCAGCATCCCATTCAATTTTTACATTATGATCAAATAGCATTGGAGATTTAATATCTTTAATTGTTAAACCTTTATATCCTAAATCATTTACTTCATAATGTAAAATTTTATTTTTAGCATTTAAAATATTTATCTTATGTTTAATAGGATAAAGAGCAACATCTTTTGTAGTTCCATCAAAATCATAAGTATCTATTGCAATTATTCCTTCTTTAAAATATGCTGTTCTAACAATAGTTGTTTTATTTCCATCAATAGAATAATTTATATCTCTTGAACTTGCACGCATTTTTGTAGTTCCATCATAGAGTATTGTTCGTTCAGTTCCCCCTAATTCCCAAGAACCATCTTCATAAACTTTAATTGTTGTTTTAGTTTTTTCAACATCTATACGGACTTGATTTTCTAAAAGAATATATACACTACTTGTAAGAATTACTACTATTAAAAATCCCAAAATATATTTAATTTTATTTGCCACAATTAGTTCCTCCTTTTTTTCTTACTCCATAAGTCTCTGTTTTTTTATGACAATCAATACAAAGTGTTCTTCCATTATCTATTGCAAATCTTAATTCTGGATAATCTGCAAATGGTTTAATATGGTCTGCATTAAGTATTACATTTTTACCTTTTCCATTTCTTGCCCTACAAAATTGACAAGTATAATTATCTCTTTCAAAAACAGCTAATCTCCAAAGTTTATATTCTTTTGAATTTCTAATTTTTTGATTAATTGGGGTAACCCCACCTTTCCACATTGGATTTTTATCTCCAATTCTCTTTCCTTTTGCTGCTTTTCTAAGATTTCTCCTATGTTCTTCTGTAAAAGTTTTTCCTAAAGCTGGATGTTTTTTATTTTTCCATAAATGATATTTTCCTTTCATTTTTTTGCTCCAAGGAATATGTCCCTTCTTAAAACAAGTTGAAGATGGTTTTATTTTTCCTTCTTTATATAATCTTTTTTTTGTTTCAGAAAGTTTATTTTTATATTCTTTTGTTCTAATATATTTTCCACTTACCATTTTTAATTATCCAGTAATTACAAGTGCTGTACCATTATAATAAATACTGCCCTCCTGTGCATTTCCAAAATAAATTCTATAATCTTGAGCCATATAAATATGTTCAATTTCATCATTTGTACTTCCTATATTGTTTCCATTTGTGTCCAAAAATCCACCAAGTTCTGGACTTGTATCATCTTTAACTTCTTCCATTAAAGTTCCATTAACAGCATGACTCCAATCTATGAAATTATCAGGATTTGAATCAAGGTAATAACTTGTATTTGTCATATCTCTATAAGCAGCATCATTTGCTGTATAATTTGTATCAAATTCTGCTTGAGTAAATAAAGTTCCATTCACTGCATGTCCCCAATTAATATAATTTGAAGGGTTTGAAGCTAAATAAAGAGTTCCATTTATTGCTTCTGCCCATGTAATTCCTCCGGAAGAATACCCTAAACCAATAACCCAATCATAAATTTCATCTGCTAAACTAAAATGAGTAACATCTCCATTACTTGGAGTTGCGTGAGGTATTCCTGTAAAATTATCCCAAGCTGTGAAAACTGGGTCTGTTTCTGTTTGAGGATTTGTTGAGTTGTAATATCCATAAGGATTACTTTCTAAATAGTAAGATGTGTTTGTTATTGAACTCCATGAATCATTATAAGCTGTATAATTTGCTGACCAATAAGGATCTACTTCATTCATAACAACCCCACTTAAACAATTTCCACCTTCTATACAAACATCTCCTGTCGCATTTATTGTGGCATTAGATAAAATATCTCCATTAACATGAACTATTCTTTGTGGGTCAGTTGTATTAAACCCAGTATTTCCACCCATCACACACATTGAATTATCTTGTTCACATTTTAATCCATTCATATCATCTAAACCTATTGCATAAGTATAGGTTCCAGTTGCATTTATGCTTTGACCAAATGCTATTGACTTTAATCCGAAAGCTGTTGTTTTATATCCTAAAGCCGTTGAATAAGATCCGGAAGCTGTTGTTTCAAATCCTGTTGCAAAAGAACTTGCTCCTGAAGCTATGTTGGAGTTCCCTAAAGAATTTGCATAATCTCCTAAGGCAGATCCATCTATTCCAGTTACAAAAGAATAATCTCCTGAGGCTGTAGTCCCACTTCCAGTAGCCATTGCATAATCACCAGAGGCATTTGTTCCTGATCCTAAAGCAACTGAATCAACACCTATTGCACTTGTACTTTCTCCTGAGGCAAAAGATGAACTACCTGATGCTATTGAACCTTGTCCTGCAGAAAATGAATATATTCCAGATGCAATTCCTGAACCAAATGAAGTTGATTTATGCCCTAAAGCTTGACTAATCCCACCAGCGAATGAACTATCTCCACTTGCAATAGCTCCATTTCCCATAGCAACTGCATAAGTATTATTAGCGATTGAATTTGTTCCAGCTGCGAATGATGAAGTTCCTGAAGAAGTTGTATTTATTCCCATAGCAACTGCTCCAGAATTAGATGAAGATGAATCTTGACCAACTGCAAAACCATAATTTTTAGTTGCACTTGTACTTTCTCCAAAGGCTACTGAGCCTGTTCCTAAGGCAGATGAATCATAACCAGCTGCGAAAGCATAATTTTTAGTTGCAGATGTTTCTGAACCAAATGCTACTGAGCCCGTTCCTTCTGCAGAAACATCATTTCCTGCTGCAAATGAATAATCTCCTGAGGCTGTCGATGCATTACCAAATGTAGTAGAACTTATACCAGAAGCAGATGAATCATAACCAGCTACAAAAGAATAATCTCCTGAAGCATTAGAATCTCTACCTAAAGCTGTTGAGTAATCACCCCATGCATTAGAATCCATACCTAAAGCTGTTGATGAAGAACCACTTGCAATAGTATTTCTTCCAATTGAAATTGAATCAATCCCTGAAGCTCTTGCTCCGTTTCCTAAAGCGATTGAATTTGTTCCTTGTGCTAAAGCTGTATTTCCAAATGCAAATGATCTTATTGCAGATGCTATTGAACTTAACCCACCAGAAAATGAATAATTCCCAGAAGCTGTTGTATTTTTTCCACTTGAAGTTGAATAATCTCCACTTGCTATTGATTGTGAACCTGCAGAAAATGAATAATCCCCACTTGATATAGTTCCATTTCCAAAAGCTGTTGAACTTATTCCAGAAGCAAAAGAATCATAACCAGCTGCGAATGAATAAGCACCTGAGGATTCTGAAAGATAACCAGAAACAAAAGAATAAATCCCAGAAGCTGTTGTTTCTCTTCCAAAAGAAGTTGTGTAATCATTTGAAGCTATTGTTTGATATCCAAATGCAGTTGCATAATCATCCGAAGCAACTGAAAATCTTCCAAAAGCTGTTGAATGTTCACCAGAGGCTATTGTTTCTCTTCCAAATGCAGTTGCATAATTTGCAGAAGCCACAGTTGATAAACCGAAAGTTGTTGAATAATCATTTAAAGCAGTATTTGAAACTCCAAATGCAGTTGAATAATCTCCACTTGCATTATTTAAATAACCTGATGCAAAAGAATAATCCCCACTTGCATTTGTTGAATCTCCTAAAGAAACAGAACTTGAACCTGAAGCTATTGTATTTTTTCCACTTGCAAATGAAGCACTGCCTGAAGCTGTATTTCCATATCCAAAGGAAGTTGCATAAGAACCAGAAGATGTTGAGCTTCCAGAAGAAACTGAATTATCTCCACTTGAAGTACTTGAACTTCCTATTGCAAATCCTGAAGTTATTAATCTTATTTTATCATTTGCATATTCAAAAATTCTATTAAATGACCCATCAAAAATTAAATTGCTTATGTTTGTAACATTGTGACTATTCATATCTATATTTCCAGTCATGTTCACAAATCCAACTTCTAAAATAGAATAATCATTCATATCAATGCTTCCATTCATATCTAAATGTCCAAGATTTGAAATATTATAATTATTCATACCGATATTTCCAGACATATTAAATGCCCCTATAAAACTTAAATTTGTAATATTATAATAATCTCTTAAATTAATATTTCCTTGTGGCGTAAAATCTGCTCCTGAAAGTAAGAAACCTCCAACTAAAACAAAAGTGAAAACTACAAGGAATTTCAAAACATTATTTTTATTTTGTTTTTTCATTATAATGTAACGTAAGGTCTTATTTTAATTCTTTCCATAATATCATTTCTTTCTTTTATTAATTGAGCAGCTGTTTCTCTCCATTGAGTATATGGTTCACCCTTTTGAACTTGTAATTCTCCTAAACTATATCCTACAATATCAGTATAAGATTCTCCAACAATTCTTGCAACCATTGCTAAAGCACATACAATATTCATAAGTTTTGTAATTATTTCCATTATTTCTAATTTTACAATTGTACTTCCAGATTCATGAGTATAAACTAATTGATCAATTGTTAATTCTCCAACATCTGTAGCTGTTATTTTAGCAACTTCACGATATCCGTCCATTCCATAAATTTCAACCCAATCATCTTCTGCAAAACCTGTTTCACTTACAACAGATAAAGCAACAGAAGTTCCAGCAATTGAATCATCATCACTCGAGGTGTTTGTATCACTTTCATTTAGAAGCCCATAAATATATTTTATAATAACTGCTTTATGTTTTTGAATATAATTACTCGTCGATAAATCAGAATTTGAATCTAATTCAACTTTTCCACTTTCTTTAGAAATAAATAAATTTGCAGGATCTTCAGTTGTCCCATCAATCTTTAATTCTCTAACAGCCAATAAAGGATTTTTATCAACAAAAATTCTTGTAGTTCCATTTCCATCTAAAACATCAATTCTTTCTTTTGGTGTGAAAACAGTATTATAATATCTTTCAATTTGTGGTTCCACTTCTACAATAATTGATTCAACATCAGTATCGCTAATTTGTTGTGAACCAATTCCAATAGTACGTCTGACACTTTCAACCGAAACATAAGTCATCCTAAATACCTCTTTACTCCAACAAATGCTGTTAATAATCCTAACCAAACATATTGAATTTTTTTATTTAATTTATAATCTCCAAACTTTTTTCTTATATGTAAAACATTATTGTAAATTAAAACATCTCTATCCATACTTTTCATTTTTTTAAATTCCGTAAGATTTATATCTAATCCGTTTGCCATTCTTTTTTTAGTAAAGCTTCGATGTCGTCACGAAATGGTAAAACATTTCCACTTTTTATTGATTTAATTAACTCTTTTTCTCCAGGAAACACTTTTAAAATATCTTTAATAGTTTTTTTTCCAATTCCTCTTATTTTTTTAAGTCTTTCATAATAATTATTAATTTCTTTTTCTTCTTCTGCAATCATTTTTGTTTCTAATTTTTTATCTCTAATTGATCCTTCAACAGATTTAACAATTTGAAAACCATATCTTTTTCCAACTCTATAATCCATATTAATTGTTTCACCAGTCCTCAAAGTAATCCATCTAAATCTATCTGGTCCTTCTCTAATTCTAACTTTCGTAGGTTCTCCTTTATTTATAAATTTCATTTTAATCTCTGTAAGTAATTGTCATAGTAACTGTTTCTGCTGCTGCTGCACTTGCCAAAGTCAATCTTAATCTACTAAATACTACAAATGGTACATATACTGGAAATGTTGCTGCGTATAAACTATTTGCTGCCCCATCTGCATCTACAGTTGGTGTTCTCGGATAGTAAGTTGTGTCAGTGTTTCCAGTGATATTCAAAATAGCTTGTGCCTTTTGCGAATCAAGGGTATCTAAATTAATATCCATTGAATTACCTGTTACATCCATTGATACACTTAGGATTTCTCCTCTTATAACTGGAGTATCTGCCGTCACACCTGTTCCACCAGCTGGTACTGTTGCTATTACTCTTGCTTGTCTAATTGTCATTTCTTTTTTGTCTCCTGTTTAATTGTTTTAAGTCCTAAGACTTTCTTTTTTTTCCGAACTCAAAAAAAAGAATAAAAAATAAAAATAATAAATTACTTCTTCTTTGAAGATTTTTT